TATCTCGATTCGTTTGCCACATAGTCTGTTTAAGCTTCAGGCTGTTAATACTTTCCTGTATGCGCTCATTAGAACGTTTGATAGCTTCAATGCGAGCACCTTCTTGCACCACTTCATCTTTACTAATACGGATTTGTTCTTTAAGTGCTTCAGCCTTCTCGCTAAGAATAGTAATACCTAACAACTGCTCAATAATAGCACGTTGGTCGTTGGCTTTCATACTCAAGAAAGGTTCTGTATAGGTGTTTAAGGCTACAATATGCTTGAACATATCGTGACTCATACCTAATAGGATGTCAATGTCTTTTTGTGTTTCTCTGCTATCGCCTTGCCCATCATCCGCGGCTTCTTGTTCTTGATCGTCAATGTAAAACTTGAGAATGTTGGGCTTACGACCGCGTTCAATCTTATATAGGATACCATCTTTTTCAAACTCAACGGTGACCAACATGTTCTTGCTATTGATCTTGTTGATTAGGTTATCTTTCTTAATATTAGTCAGCGCATTACCAAATATAGCATAGCTAAGTGCATTAACAATGGTAGTTTTACCTGTACCGTTACGACTTCCGCTGTCGTCACCGCCTTGATCCAAGTTCTCACCTAGCACAAGCGTAAGATGTCCTTTCTGAAAGTTTACTGCCTGCGTGGCATTGCCCACGCTCATAAAGTTTTTAACTGTTAGGTCTTTTATTTTTATCATAGGTTATTATAAATCGCCAGCAATACTTTTGGATCAAAGCTGTCGCTTTGAATAGTAGCCAGCTGACTGCTGACAATCTGATCAACTGATTCAAAATGTTCAACATCTAAATCGTTATTAATTTCAGTATCTTTCTTTTCTGGGATAAGAGTAAGCTCTCTAATGTTGTATTGTGCTAGAAAAGTTTCTTTAATGAAACTGGCTTCTTCGTAACTGATGGGAATATCAATGCCTACACGCAGATAACTTTTACTTTTAATAAGAGACTCTGCGTCGTCGATCAGTTGACTTAGTTTAACTGTTTTAAACTTGGGAGCATCTGGCCATATACGATATTCTGGCTTGTTTCCGTGTTCAAGAATCATCATTCCTCGGTCATCATCCCATGCATCTGCATAGTTGTGCGGAAACGCATTGCCAATATAGACAATGTTTGCTTTGGCTTGACGTTTATGGAAGTGCCCCGAGAATACATATTCGGGATTTTTAAAATGTGAGCCCTGTAGTTCACCGTGATCAGGCATGGCAATCATAGCGTTCATATAAAATAGAGGAAGTTCAAAGTGACCAAAGACATAACGGCTCTTTAGTTTCTCCATCTTCTTCCACTCGTCACCTACCAGCCATGGAACTAGGGTAGTATCACCAATGGTTGTTATTTCGTTAACAACAGTTATTCCTGGAACATACTTGCCAAATTCAACAGAATGAATATCACGCTTGTCTTTGTAGTATAAATCGTGATTGCCTGGAAAGAAGTAAAAGTTATCAAATGCCTGACCAAGTTTTTCTAAACTACGTAGGGTATAATCCATGGTAGTGATATTCAAACTGTTTCTATTATGATGCCAGTCACCAAGAAATATACCAGTTTCACAGCCAGCCGCTTTAGCTTCCGCAATGAACCAATCTACGAAATCTTCGCAGTCCTGATTATGAGTTGAGCTATTTGATTTTAATCCAAAGTGTATGTCAGTAAAACAGGCAACTTTCTTAAACATTCTAATCCTTTTTTCTATTATAACAGAAATTACTCTGCGGGGTCAACTTCAATGTCACCAACAGGAACAACCGCAGTAGAATCTGCATCACGTTTGGCAGCGGCCACATACTCTGCATTGATCATTCTGGTATAACTAGGATTCATTCCGTTCATTTCTAAAATATCGTCTCGAATATTTTGCATTTTCTTTTCAATGTTAATAACTCGAACGAAACTATTAGTAACTGCCGCAGTAAAGTAGGCAAATGGGTTGTCTGATTTTGATTCGTCAAATTGTAGACCAATCTGTGTTAACTGTAAAATGGCCTGCCCCTTCATTTCGTCATTGTATGTGTAGCCACGAACGTTGCCACGAGTAGCATATCGTTCGCATAATTTGATATACATTCGAGCCAGTGTGTTAGTGACTTGTCCGTGATCCTTGCAAAACTTTCCAGTCTTCATCGGGCCTTTCCAATGACTCTTACCCACGCAAACTAGCTCGTCATTCTCGTCAAACTTCCAATGTTGGAAAGCAGGAAAATTAACTTTTTCTCTGTGATCGGCCAGTGTCTTTGGTGTACGCTTACGTCCCGGCTCAAGCGGTACGTGATCATAAGTCATGATGCGAAAAACAACGTCGGTTTTTTCAATAGTTTTATAATCTACTTCAAACTCTGCGGTTTTGCACTTGGGATTGATGGCCTTGGCCGCTTCAAACGCCTGTTGTCCTAGTCTTTTTGCTCGAACTCGTTTGGCCTCTGCAACAGTTCGAATGTTAATCTTTTCTATGCTAGGCAAAATAACATCGTATTGATGATATTCGGGTTTTGAATAACTGGAGTAACTGTTTTTACTTCTATGTATCTCTAATAACAAGTCTTTGTTATTTAGGTAGTTTACTTTTTTCATTGTTCTTATGACTCCTCATGTATATTATAATATCAGCAGTTAATAAAGTCAATAAATACTACTGACGGAGATTACCAAATATGGCCAACGATTTAAATAGTTTTGTAAGCACAGCAACCGCTATTTCCGGCATTGCAGCCGCTACAGGAAATAATAAACTAGCTAAAGTAGCAGGAGCAGTTGCAATCGGCTCTGCACTAGTTAATGCATTTAGAGGCCCAATGTTTGGTGGCAGTGAAGCCCCGTTAGGACATATTCCTGGAGAAGTATCGTTTAGTGCTTCTTCTACAGACTGGCGAGTAAAATTAAGTTTACCAACAAACAATCCTGCATACAAAAATAGTCCAGTATTAGCACCGTTGGTAAATTCGGGAAACAATTTGATTTTTCCTTTTACACCACAAGTTAATATAACACACTCTGCAACATATAACTCTCTTGACACCACACATAATAATTATGCTTTTATGGCCTATGACCATAGCAGAGTTGAACAAATCACTATCACTGCTGAATTCTATTGTGAAAACAGTGTTGATGCCGCATATTGGATTGCTGCCACTCACTATTTGCGATCTGTTACAAAGATGTCATTTGGCGACTCAGCCGACGCTGGCCAACCTCCCCCCGTTGTTAAATTAAACGGGTACGGGGCATATGTTTTTAATAATGTTCCAGTAGTGATTAAAACTTTTACAATGGACCTACCAAAAGACGTTGATTATATTTCTGCTAACGTAGGCGGCAGCATAACCTTAGAAGGTATGGCTTTTGATGTTAATAATACCAGCTACGCTCCTGTAAAAAGCACACTAATAGTACAGCTAATGCCAATTTACAGTAGAACACAACAGCGTCAATTTTCATTAGATGCTTTTGTTAACGGCACTTATATCGGCGATGGAGGTTACATTTAATGGCATATAAAATTACTAGTCCGTGGCACGATACTGCGTTATCAAACGGCTATCTTGGAAACTTCAACATACGTCCTGTTAGTGCAGAGCCTGATGATATTCCCTACACCATCGATCCTCACTATAACTATAGACCGGATCTGTTATCTCAAGACTTATATGGCACTCCCAAATTGTGGTGGGTGTTTACACAACGCAACATGAATGTAATACGAGATCCAATTTTTGATTTTAAAGTAGGTACACTAATTTATCTTCCTAAAAAAACTACGCTGTTTAGAGTATTAGGAATATAAGATGGCAGCAACGATTGCAGGATTAACACCAGACAATTACGAAAAGTATAGGGCTCAACGTCTGTATGATGAAAGCAGGGGCAACTATACAGTAGTAAATAAATACGGATATGCTGGCGGATATCAGATGGGTGCCCAGGCATTAGAAACTGTAGGCCTTTTAAAACCTGGCACAAGTAAATTAGGCAATGCCGCGTTAAATGATCCTAATAACTGGGTTGGCACTGGCGGTCAGCCAAAAAGTAAAGAAGAATTTTTATACAATTCTGCCGCACAAGATAAAGCATATGAAAAATATACCGCAGTTAATGCTAAGACATTAGAAACTTATAAAACTCCGGAAGGTACTTATAGACTTAGTGCCGATACTCCTCAAGAACAACGTGCAGGCTGGCTAGCCGCTTCGTCTTTATCGGGTGCCGGCGCAGTAGTTAAAAGTGGATTAGATGCACCTGCAGACGCCAACGGAACATCTCCCAAGACGCCTTTTATTGCCGCATCAAGGGCAGTAAGTGGAACATCAGGAGTGCCAACAACAACTGCTGCCGCAGGCGGCAATGTTGCTTCTGTAACAGGCACTGTTCCAGCAGAGCAAACTTTAGGCCCTAGAGAAACAATTCTGCCCAATGTTGATAGAGGAACAGATATCTCTGCAACTAGTGTAGCAAATTTAGCTACTACACTTGACGTGGGGTCAAACGGTGCAGGCGGCCAAGAAAAAATTAAATTACCAATAGTAAATCCATTAGAAAAATTTGTTTCAAGTAATTGCTTGTTTACATTAAGCAGTCTATCTGCTGATGCTGTAAATTTTCCCGACGAAAGTTATAGAAAAGGACTAGTTGGCAAAATTATTTTAAGCAGTGGAGGAAGATTTTCAGAATCTAGAGTATCTACTGCTTATCAGCCAGTAGATAATCCTTCAGGGAAATACGATTATTTTATTGATAACGTAGACATGTTGTGTCAAATTACTCCAACATCTTCAACAAAAGGAACCAACGTAGTCACTTTAGATTTTGAAGTGACCGAACCTTACAGTATGGGGCAGTTCTTAGAAAGTTGTCAAATTGCCGCAGTACAAAATGGTCATACAGATTATACTCAAGCACCGTACTTATTAAGTTTAGAATTTGTAGGTACTGACGGAGATAACACAGCATCAACAGTTGCAGTTAGATATTTTCCAATTAGAATGTACAGTATTAATATGACCATCACGGCTTCAGGATGCAAATATCAAGTAAAGTCTCAGGCCTGGAATGAACTAGCGTTAAACGATAACTATAATTTTTTAAAAGCAGACTTTGCAATATCTGGATCAACAGTTGTTAAAATGTTACAAAGCGGCCCGCATAGTTTACAACATCTAGTATCTAGTAGATTATTAGAGTTATCAACTACTGATGAAAAAAAACCGTACTTGCCTGACGAAATTGCGATTGTATTCCCTACAGAATTGCAAACAATTAAACAACAAGATCCTCCGGATAACGGAGCAACATCAAATATAAAAGAAGGTACTGCGGGAGGCGGCAATGTTTTATCTAGAGTTCAATTAAACAGAGACAACAAAACTAATATTTTAGTACAAGCTGAAGGTGAACTTAGTGCATTAGGAAAAGCCAGCATGAATTTTACACTCGCTCAAGGTGGCCACGATCCTAAAAAACCTGACGATCCTAACTGGACCGGCGAAGTTACAATACCTGCATTATCAAATAAAAAATATCCGCGCAACGCTTATCAAGTAAATGCAACAGAAAAAGAATTTGTATTTAGAAAAGGCACAAGTATTATTAATGCAATTACAGAAGTAATGTTAATGAGCGATTATTGCACAAGTGCTGTAACAAATACTCCCAAAGACGGATTTTATGATTGGTTTAGAATTGAAACTCAAGCCTATATAACAACGGCCAATAAACAAAACGAAAATACCGGTGTTAATCCTAAACTATTAGTGTTTAGAGTAGTGCCATATAAGATACACCAATCACTATTTGCAACGCCAAACATCACGGGCAAGGGTTACCAACAACTGGTTAACGAAGCTGTTAAAGAATACAATTACATATACACTGGAAAAAATGTTGATATATTAGATTTTAAATTAACTTTAAACAATAACTTTGGTGTTCCGTTGTTAGCACAGGGATTAGGAGCTGCCGCAGGTGAAGCGTTAATGTCTCGGCTTGGCCAATCAGGAGCCGCGCCGTCGGACAGTATACATCCGTATGTTCCTTCAATTAAAGGCAACGCTAAATCTGGCGGTGATGTGGCAACAGGAACTGCTATGGGATTAGCTAAGGTTGACAGATGGAAAAGTAGTGATGGTAGCGGTGATGCCGATACTTATAAAACGCTTGTGGCAAAACATTTCCAAGCACGTATATTAAACTTAGGCACTGAAAAAGTTCAAGCAGATATGACTATTTTAGGAGATCCATATTATTTGGCTGACAGCGGCATAGGAAATTACACCAATACCAATTCATCTAGCAGAATAAATGTTACAGCTACCGGAGCAATAGATTATCAGTCAAGCGAAGTAGACATATTAATTAATTTTCTTACACCGGTTGATTTAAATGTAGACGGAAGTTTAACATTTCCAAAAGATATTAAAACAGAGTTAGAAATACCGTTTAGCGGATTATACAAAATAATCTCCGTAAAGAGCAAATTCGAAAAAGGTAAATTTACACAGATGTTAAATCTAGCACGTAGAGCAAATCAAAATCCTCCTGGGTTAGAAGCATATAACGCAATAGATCAAGAAGATAAAGATAATGGCGAAGCTATGAGGATGCGGGCTCGCGGAGCTACAGTAAATCCAGGAGTCCAAGAAACAAATAATCAAGTTGGATTTGAAGTTGCAGAAGGAGAAGACGTAGTTAGTTATGCAGAAAGTAGAGACGGCTATCTACAAGCCGCCGCAGAACTTGGAGACTTTCCAGGATAATTTATGATAAACGACACAAGTCCAGAAGATTCAAGATCAGAAGAACGGTACTTTGACTACCCGGGTCCTTACATGGCTCGAGTAATCAGTCACATTGATGCAAAATATATGGGCTCGCTACAAGTTGAATTAATCAACGATGTTGGTAGAGAAGAACCTGGTATTACCGGATCAGTAATTACTGTTAGATACCTAAGCCCCTTTGCTGGTCAGACTAGTATTGGTTTTAATAAAGCAGAACCTAACGACTACGACAGTACACAAAAAGCCTATGGTATGTGGATGGTGCCACCCGATGTGGGAACTATTGTAATGGTTATGTTTGCTTATGGTAATGCGGCAAAAGGCTATTGGATTGGTTGTGCGCCCGATGAGTATGTAAATTTTATGGTGCCTGGAATGGCAGCAACATCTACTACAACTGAAGCAGGCAGTGACGAGAGAAAAGTAGTAGCAGAGTATAACAAGCAGGCCAGCAAAGGAATAGTGCAACCTGACACCACACAGTTACCTAAACCAATTCATCCGTTTCATAAAGTATTAACAACGCAGGGATTAGACAAGGACGACACTAGGGGAATAACATCTAGTAGCGCAAGACGAGAGTTGCCAAGCACTGTATTTGGAATTAGTACACCAGGACCGGTTGATAGAAAACCCAATGCACCAACTGGGCAAATAGGTAAAAAAGAAAGCAAAATTGATAGCGCATTTATTAGTCGATTAGGCGGAACTACATTTGTTATGGATGACGGTGACGAAAGTTTTGTCCGTAAGACTCCTGCAAGTGAAGGCCCGCCTGACTATGCCAGTGTAGAAAACGGTGAAACAGGTGGTCAACCAGATATCCCGCACAACGAACTTGTGCGTATTCGTACTCGTACAGGACATCAAATCCTTTTGCATAACAGTGAAGATTTAATTTATATAGGCAATGCCGCTGGCACTACTTGGATAGAATTAACCAGCATGGGCAAGATAGATATCTATGCACAAGATAGCGTTAGCATTCATACAGAAAAAGATATAAACATCAAAGCAGATCAAGACATCAACATGGATGCCGGTAGAAATGTCAATATTAGATCGGGCGCAAAACACAACGTTGAAGTTGGATCTATACACAGTTTGATAGTTGGCGCCGATCAAAAAATATCAGTAGTTGGCACAAAAAATGAAAGTATTGGCGCTGATAGAAACACCAGTGTTAGCGGTGCAAGCAGTGAAGCCGTTGGTCAAGCATTCAATTTACAAACTGGTTCCAATGTAAAAGTAACATCAGGAGCAGATATTGCCTTACTATCCGCAGGCGGAAATAAATTTACATCCGGAAAAACCACTTCAATCAACGGCGGAGCAAATATCAACCTTACCAGTGGCGCTAAAATTAACTTAAACGGTCCATTAGCCGAAGCCGCAACCGCTGCCAGCATAACAGATGCAGTACAACCAGATGCATTGGCCATTGTAGTAGCAAGAACACCCATGCACGAACCGTGGGACGGCCATGAAAATCTACACGGACACGACCCCTTGAAGTATACCACTTCAACAGATACATTTAGAAAAATTAGCAAATAAATACTACTATGAGCATAGAAAAATCACTATACACTAGAACAGTTGTTCCTGAAGTTAGGAAGACCACAGCACCTCCGTTGAGTAAAACCTACAGGGGACTTAGCACAGTGGGCAATCCAACTGGCAACTTTGCTCTATATGATCTAGCACTAATCAAGCAGGATATTATCAATCACTTTCATATTCGCTATGGAGAGCGCCTAGAGAATCCAAATTTTGGAACTATTATTTGGGATCTGTTATTTGACCCGTTAACTAACGAAGTCAAAAATCTAATAGTACAAAATGTGTCTGCTATTATCAACTACGACCCCAGGGTCCGAGTTCAAAACGTCATAGTAAGCGAATACGAAAGTGGCATACAAATAGAGTGCGAGCTAACATATTTGATATACAATATATCAGAAAATCTACGATTTAAGTTTGACAAAGACAACAGTCTACTCGGTTAATAAACTGCCCACTTTATCTATACGATAAATATCTATAATGAGGACTGAGTATGTCAAGTATAGATAGACAAAACAAATTGATTGCGGCAGAGGACTGGAAAAAAATATACAAGAGCTTTAAAAACGCTGATTTTAAAAGCTATGATTTCGACAATCTACGTCGAACAATGATCACGTATCTGCGTGAAAACTATCCAGAAGACTTCAACGACTATATTGAGTCTAGTGAGTATTTGGCCCTAATTGATTTAATTGCCTTTCTCGGACAAAATTTAGCTTTCCGATTTGATTTGAATGCTCGCGAGAATTTTCTTGAACTTGCAGATCGTCGTGAAAGTGTACTACGCCTGGCACGTTTACTCAGCTATAACCCCAAAAGAAATCAATGTGCTAATGGATTATTAAAATTTAGCTCAGTAAGAACAACAGAAGCCATTATAGACAGCAACGGTCGTAGCCTTGCTAATCAAACAATTGTATGGAACGACAGTGCCAATACCAATTGGTACGAACAGTTTATAAAAGTAATAAATTCTGCATTACCATCAACCGGACAGTTTGGTAAACCACAAGATTCTGGAACAATTGCAGGTATTAGAACACAACAATATCGCTTCAATGCAACAAATACCGATGCTCCAATTTATGGATTTACCAAGAACATTGATGGTAGAAACATGAATTTTGAAATTGTATCTTGTGCAATCAAGAATGCTCTAAATATCTACGAAGAGCCTCCAATGCCGGGAACCAACTTGGCATTCTTATATCGTGATGACGGCGGCGGCTCTCCTAGTTCTAACACTGGCTTCTTTGCTCACTTTCGTCAAGGAAGTTTAAATCAAGGAACATTCTCTATTCAACGACCAAGCACAAATGAAACAGTAGACTTGGATAGTTCTAACATTAACAATTCAGATATTTGGTTATACAGCTTAGACAGCGCAGGACTACTGTCACAAGAGTGGACAAAAGTTGATGCAGTTGAAGGCAACAATGTTATATATAATGCTCTTTCTAAGAGTATTAGAAAAATATTTTCAGTAATAACACGTACCGGCGATCGTGTTCGTTTAAACTTTGCAGACGGCACATTCGGTGATTTGCCTCAAGGCAATTTTAAAGTATATTACAGAGTTAGCAACGGCTACGAATATGCAATTAGTCCTTCTAATATTAAAAATGTAACATTTGATATACCTTACATCAGTAACAAATCTGGCAAACAAGAAACGCTATCTATCTCAGCCGGTTTGAATTATACTGTTCAAAATGCTTCCGCTAGTGAAACAAATGCCAGCATCAAAACTAATGCTCCAGCAACATACTATACACAAAATCGTATGATTACCGGAGAAGATTACAATGTATTTCCACTAAGCGTTAATCAAGAAATTATCAAAGTTAAGTCAGTTAATCGAGTCAGTTCAGGCATCAGCAGATACTTTGACCTAAAAGATACCACTGGAAAATACAGCAATACTAATCTGTTTGGAACTGACGGCATCTTGTATAAAGAACCCATCATTGGCAGTTTTAAATTTTCATACAACACTAGAACCGACATTGAAAATGCAGTGTTGAATCAAATTGAACCGGTGCTGGCCAGCCGCACAATTAAAGATTTTTATCTAGACAGTTATGCATTTGTATCACTGGGAGTTGCATTTTCTTCTTTTACTCAAGTCACTTCCGCTACTAATATATCAACTGGATATATCAACGATAACGTACAAACAAAAGCTCTAAAAAAATTAGGTTCTGCAACATTTTCAAATTTAAGATTTATTATTCCCGGAGCAATGTTAAAATTTACGCCACCTGAAGGCAAATTATTCAGTGCTGACAACAAACTTATTGACAAAGCAGGAGCACCTGTATCTGCCAAGACAGGAATCTGGACACGAGTTGTACAAATAGTTGGCGACGGCACAGCAAAGAATCTTGGCATATTACCATCCGGACTTGGCCCAGTGACACTAAATGAAATAGTACCGTCAGGAGCAGTGTGCGATACTGCGGTTCCAAAATTTGTAACAGCACTTGAAGATAGTGTTAAAAACAAAATTATTGATTTAATTGCAGCCAACAAGAATTTTGCTCTAAGATATGACAGTTCAGATACAGTATGGAAAATTATTACAGAATCTAATATTGACAAAAAATCTGCATTTAGCCTAGGAAAGACAGGCGACTCTAGCAATCAACAGTTGGATGCAAGTTGGATACTATTATTTGAAACTGATGGAACTTCTTATCTTGCAACTTATCGAGCTCTAAGATATGTATTTGAAAGTTTTAAAGAAATGCGATTTTTCTTTGACAGTACTTCTAAAGTGTATGATCCCTCTACCGGCAAAGTAATTAGAGATAAAATTTCCGTGATGAGTATTAATACCCAGCCAGATGCCCTATCTGCATTTAATCAAAATTTTGATTGGGAAATAATTGACGAATACCTAGGTAGTGACGGATATATTGACACTAAAAAGATCTCTATCAGCTTTTTTGACGGTAATGAAGATGGTATAGTTGACGATCCAGAATTATTTAAAAACATTGTTGGCCCTGCAATAAATTCTACCGCTAAATTTATTTTCCAAAAACGTCAAATGGCATTGGACGGCTCTACCGATTTTTATTACATTGAAAATACCAACGATTTAATTAAAGTATATCTAAGTCAAGAAGCAGTGCCATTAACATTAGATGACGCACAGTTGATTTATATTATTAAAGAAAATCTAGTTAAAACTTTTAATAAAGCCTCAACTAGTTTTACCATCACTAATGACTACAAAGGATTTTCAGGTAGAGACAATTTGAAATTTCATTATACACACGGTGCAGATAACTCATCAAGATTGGATCCTGCCGCAACCAATATAATAGATATTTTTATGTTAACTAAAACATATGATGTGCTATATCGTCGTTGGCTTGCAGGAGACATAACAACTAAACCATTGCCTCCTAGCAGTGACTCGTTGTACACTAATTTTAGTACAGATATAAACAAAGTAAAATCGATAAGCGATGAAATCGTCTATCACCCTGCAAAATATAAACCACTATTTGGTAAAAATGCCGCTACCAGCCTGCAAGGTATATTTAAAATAGTAAAAAATTCCAATGTGGTAATAAGTGACAACGACATCAAGTCTGGAGTTATAACTGCAATTAACGAATTTTTTGCTTTAGAAAATTGGGATTTTGGAGACACATTCTATTTTGGAGAACTGTCTGCATATATTATTCGTAAACTGAGCCCTAATTTAGTAAACATAGTGATTGTACCAAAACAACAAAATTTAGCTTTTGGTAGCCTGTTTGAAATAACATCAAATGCAGATGAATTATTAATTAGTTCTGCAACTGTAAACGATATTGAAATTATTTCAGAGATCACCGCGGCAAGAATTAATTCAAGCGGTACAGTACTAACATCAATTCCGTTAAACAACAATGACATCACAAGTGCGTAAAGAAGGAATATTACATGGCATTCGATAACAACCAACAAGAGTCAGCATTACCTATTGGTGACAATAGCAAAAGAACGTCATTAGATTTTCTTCCTAAATATTATAGAACTCCTGCAAATAAAAAATTCTTAAGTGCTACAATTGATCAAATGATCAACGAGGGAACTGTTGGAAAAGTAAACGCTTTTATTGGACGTAAAAATACTCCAGCATTTACATCAGTAGATAGATATTTAGAAGAAGTCAGTGTTGACAGAGCCGCCTATCAACTTGAACCAGCCATTGTTTCTAAAGACACTTTAGACAACGTTACATTTTTCAAAGATTATAACGATTATATTAATCAACTAAATTTCTTTGCAGGTACTACTTTAGATCACAGCAAAGTTAATAGCGAAGAATACTATGCATGGAACCCTCATATTGATTGGGATAAGTTTGTCAACTATAGAGAATACTATTGGCTACCAAACGGCCCGCAACCTATCACAGTTTTAGGACAATCAACAGAGATTACCAGTACATACACTGTTAAACTAATTAACGAAGTTGACAACATTTCTTACCTGTTTACTCCTGACGGACTGACAGCAAATCCTAAATTTAAACTATATCGAGGACAAACATATACGTTTGAAATAGATTGCGAAGATCGTCCATTTGCATTTAAAACAGTTAGAACTATAGGTGATGCAGATTTATACACCAACGGTATCACAATAAGAAACGATAAAAAAATAGTTATTCCTTCAACTTCACATGTTAAAAAAGGGTCTATTGAATTTACTGTACCTCTTAATGCTCCTAATATTTTGTACTATGTTAGTGAAACTGATATAAACACTTCGGGATATTTTACAATTTTTGACATTACTGAATCAACTCATATAGAAGTTGACAATGAAATCATTGGTAAAAAATATTATACAACAGGCAGTGGCGTGGTATTATCAAACGGTATGAAATTGTCTTTCCAAGGACAAGTGATTCCCGCTATCTACTCAACTGGTAATTGGTATGTAGAGGGCGTTGGCACAGCAATTAGACTAGTATTAGAAAAAGATCTTGAAACTCCTTCAGCATACACAGCTAATTTAGAAGTTGAGTTTGACAATGAAAATTTTGACACTCAAGGGTTTGATGTAAACAATAATTTTCCGTCAAACAAAGATTACATAGTTATTAATAGAGGAAGTGCAGATAGAAACCCGTGGAGTCGACATAACAGGTGGTTTCATAGGAATTTGATCGAAGCATCTGCAACCGCAAATAATCAACCTTTAGTATTAGATCAAACAGCCAGAGCCAAGCGCCCAATTATTGAATTTAATTCAAATATTCAATTATGGAATTTTGGACGTGTTGCCAAACAGAATGTAACTCTAGTTGATACGTTTACTAAAGATGTATTTTCTACAATTGAAGGCAGCTACGGATATAATATTGACAACGTTAATTTAGTTGAAGGTATGCGGGTATTATTCACGGCAGACACTGACATCAGAGTTTCTGGTAGAATATTTAAAATAGGTTTTATCACTCATCTAGGTCAACGTAGAATTACATTATTACCCACGGACGATACTGATCCGCAAAACGGTGAAACAGTTTTAGTAACAGAGGGAATTGACTATAGAGGCACGATGTTCCATTATATGGATGGAGCATGGATGCAGGGTCAATCTAAAACTGATATTAATCAAAGTCCGTTATTTGAAGTAGTCGATCCTACAGGAACAAGTTACGGGAACACAACAAAATATCCTGGTACTACATTTAGCGGAACAAAATTATTCAGTTATGAAATGGGTACCACGTATGATACTGAATTAGGATTTAAAATTACATATAGAAATATTGGGAACTTTGGCGACATTGTTTTTAATTTTAATCTACATACTGACAAACATACCTATCAAAGTAGCACAAATTTAGTATCGCCAATTGATATAGAGCTTGGTTACCTGCGCCTTAATAACACATTGACCGCATTTGATCATGCCAACGGCTGGACTATTGCCGCTACAAAAACCAAACAATTTGTTGTTAGACAATACGTGGTAGATCAAGTACGCAATATGTTTTTAATCGATACATATGCAGACAGCGGATTATTAACTGACTTAACAGTTAAGGTGTATCTAAACGGGCACAGAAAATATAATACTGATTATACAATTAGTATTATTAATAAACAAGCATACGTTGAATTTTTTAAAGATTTATCTGTTAATGATGTGCTAATAGTTAAAACAAACTCATCAGCATCAAAAATTAATGGCTACTATGAATTTCCTTCTAACCTAGAACACAATCCTCAAAATTTAAATTTAGATACATTTACTCTAGGTGAGATTAATAACCATGTAAGTTCAATTGCAGATAACATTGATGCATTTATAGGTACAGTTCCTGGCGTTGCCAGTCTTCGAGATCTAGGAAATATTACTCCGCTGGGAACAAAGATTGTTCAACATGCGGCCCCATTGTTGCCTATAGCATATCATATTACTAATAAAAATTACAATGTAATTAATGCTTTAAAAACAGCTAGACTTGATTATGCAAAATTTAAAAGAAATTTATTACGCAAAGCAACTGACTACGGGTATGACGGTGTAACACGAATTCATCTAGATTTAATTTTAAAAGAAGTAGTTAAGGACTTTACAAACACCAGTCCGTATTATCTAAGCGACATGATTCCTGCGGGTCCTAGTTTTATTTTTGAACAGGTAATAATTGATGATTCTATTACTGAGTATCCGTTAACTTTTGATTTTAATCTAACCACTGTTAGTGAACATGCGGTACTTGTATATGTTAACGACGAGTTATTAGTGTACGGTAAAGATTATGAATTTGTTGACGTAAATTTTGTAAAAATCTTATCAACAATCGCATCTGATGATACTCTAAAAATTGTACAATATGTAAAAACAGACGGTTGCTTTTTACCGCCGACCCCAACAAAATACGGATTATATCCTAAATTTGAACCCCAAATCTTTATTGATACCACGTATCAGACTCCGACTAAAGTTATTCAAGGGCACGATGGCAGCATCACAGTGGCATTTAATGATTTTAGAGATGACCTGTTGTTAGAATTTGAACGCAGAATTTATAACAATATTAAAGTTGCGTACAATACTGATCTATTTGATATCTATGATTTTATTCCAGGATATAATAGAACTACTGATGTATCGTTTACCGATCTTAATCTTGTTATGGCCGGAGACTTTCTACACTGGTCAAATTTAGTAGCTGATGATTATACTAAACATTCTTTCTTTGCTAGCAATAATCCAAAAACTTACAACTACAGAGAATTTAGATCATCAACTGGTACAGAGCTTCCAGGATTTTGGAGAGGTATATTTAAATTAGTATATGATACTGATCGTCCACATACACATCCATGGGAAATGTTGGGACTTAGTATCAAACCAACATGGTGGGAAGCGGAGTACGGTCCTGCACCATATACTAGCAACAATTTAATTTTATGGAATGATCTAGCCAAGGGCATAGTTAAATCCTCTAATACTAATTTTGTTAAGAACGCTAAATTTGTAAGACCTTATTTGCTATCAATGTTGCCTGTTAATGAAGACGGTGAACTACTGGCTCCTAGCGACATTGGTATTATTGACGGTTACACATCATCACTAATTGAAGGCAAATTTAGATTTGGAGACCAAGCACCGATTGAATCTGCATGGAGACGTAGTGCAGAATATCCGTTCTCTTTAATAACAGCATTGACTATATTAAGACCTTCTCAAGTATTTGCTAGTTGCTTTGATCGTGTACGACAATATAGAGATGATACAAAACAGCTGGTCTACAAAGTGACTAACGGAAATTTAAGATTTAATGTTGCTAATCTAATTACTCCTAGCACATCAGACAGTGCATCTAGAGTACACACCGCTGGTTTAGTAAACTATATCACTGACTACATTATTGGAAGACAATCTCTTTCAGAGATCCCAGTTTATAAAGATGAACTAACAAATTTAATAGTTCGGTTGTCAAGTAAACTTGGCGGATTTACTACTAAAGAAAAATTTAAATTAATATTAGATAGTCGCAATCCACTAAACACGGGTAATGTTTTTATACCAGAAGAAAACTATAATATAATTCTTAACACTAGTAGTCCCGTGTCGTCTATCGACTATAGTGCAGTAATTATAGAAAAAGCAACTACCGGATTTGTTATTAGAGGTTACAATAAATTTCTTCCAGCATTTAAATATTTCAAATCTTTAATAATCAATCGTGATTCTGAAATTAATATAGGTGGGGTATCTGCTAGTTTTAGTACTTGGACTGCTAATCAATATTATACCAAAGATAGAATTGTATTTTTTAATAATCAATATTATCGAGCAACTGTGTCGCACCAAGCATCAGCAGTGTTTGAAATAAAATATTTTGTCAAGTTGCCATCTTTGCCGTTAGAAGGTGGAAGAGATCTTGTTATTAGAACAAAATTTGAAGATACTATTTCTACATTGCATTACGGTGCAGAACTAAGGACTATTCAAGAAGTAGTTGATTTCCTATTAGGATATGGAGCCTACCTAAAATCAATCGGTATGCTGTTTGAGAATTTTAATTCTACTATTAGATCAATAACTGATTTCCAAACCAGTGCAAAAGAATTTGCATTTTGGACTACTCAAAATTGGTCAGTTGGCGCAGTGATAAGTGTAAGTCCGTGCGCCGAAGAAGTTAAATTTAGTCAACAATATTCAGTAGTTGATAACATATATGACAGTTTTTATGAGTATTCAGTATTGAAACAAGATGGCGCGGCATTATCTGCATTATATACAGGTAATACTAGAGAGGGAAATCTATTTACACTGTCTCCCAAGAATACTGCTGACGGCATTTATCATGCTACCTTAAATCTAGTACAAAAAGAACATGTTCTAATTTTAGATAATACTACCATATTCAATGACGTAATATATGATCAAGTACAAGGTTACAGACAAGAACGCATCAAAGTAGTTGGTTACAGAACAACTGACTGGAACGGTGATTTTGATATCCCAGGATTTATTTACGACCGTGCAATAGTTAAACTTTGGAAAGTGTGGACTGATTATAAATTAGGTGACACTGTCAAGTACAAAGAATTTTATTATAGCGCAAAAAACAATGTTCCAGGCAGCGAACAGTTTAATCATGCTGAGTGGAATAAGTTAGAATCTAGGCCTAAACCTAAGCTAATCCCCAACTGGGATTACCGTGCCAATCAATTCCCTGACTTTTATGACTTAGATACTGACAGTTTTGACTTAGACCAACAAAAATTTGCACAACATCTTATTGGTTATCAAAAGAGACAATACCTTGAAAATATTATTAACGACGATGTAAGCCAATACAAGTTTTATCAGGGATTTATTACTGAGAAAGGAACTGAAAATAGTTTTGCTAAATTGTTTGATGCATTAAGCACTAGTTCTAAAGAAAGTTTAGAATTTTACGAAGAGTGGGCTATTCGTATAGGCCAGTACGGCGCCAACGCAGGATTTGATGAAGTTGAGTTTAGACTAGATGAAGTTAAATTTTTAATTAATCCTCAACCTGTTGAGCTAGTAAGTTCTATTAATAATTCGTTGTTAGATTTTGTTTATAGAATATTACCTGATCAAGTTTATCTAAAAAATAAAACGTACTCACATGCACCGTTTGAAACTCATCAGCTGCCAAATTACTATGTGTCAACTGCTGGATATGTAAATCCTGAAGATGTTGAATATAAATTAAACACCATAGACGAAATATCGACTGTTAATATAAACAAGTTAAACGACGGTTACTACTTCTGGATAGCAAGTGATAAAAATACCTGGAATGTTTATAGATTTACGTTATTTGAAAACTCAGTTAGAAAAGTTGCAATTATACAAAACACTATTCGAATCACATTAAACAGAGTTGTTGACACTGATATTAAAGTTGACAGTTATATCGGCATTAATAATTCAATAGCAACACTAGAAGGTTTCTATAAAGTCACCGCAGTTGGTGTTGATTACATCGAATTTGACAAACCAAAATTGCTTAACACAGCAGATTCTGCCGCTCTAACTTTAAATTTATATAAGTTTGTATCCGTGCGGGTGCCATCAATTGAGATTATTAATAATCTAGGAATTTCTACCAAAAAAGACGGCGACCTAGTTTGGGTGGACGGCAGCGACAATCAGTGGGCAGTTTGGAAGTATCAAAACAATCATAATCTAACAACGGTTACTAATAACAAAACAAAGTTTGGTACCGCTGTGTCTGTGAATGAAGCTAGTACAGTAATGATAGTTTCAATAGAAAACAGTATGTTATATTATACTAGACCCACTGCTAAGTCTACCTGGGCATACAGAGAAGAGCTAAGTCCTGTTACCACACAGGATGCTAATAATCCTAACCCAACAATATTATTAACAAATAATTCTTTTGCTGCCTCAACTGCTGTGCGAGGCGATAGTATGTATCTGGCCGCAGGCGCACCAGCCGCAAACGCCGCACCTTTAATTGTAGGCTCAACAACCTCAAACGGAAACAGACTAATATTATCAGCCGGGACTACTGCTAATTTTATTATCAACGGCCCAGTAGTTTTTCTAAATACTACACTTGGCACTATAGTTGCAGGCAAGACATATTACGTGTTGCAAATTATTGATCCGATACGTTTTACAATATCATCAACTCCTGGAGGTGCGCCTTTTGAATTAGAAACTCGTGCAGGAGCAATGCCGGTATATGCTAACCACGGATACGTGGTGTTGTATGCTCGCAACGCCAACGGATACTATGTATTTTCAAATTTAATAACTGCCCTTACCAAGACCAACAATCAATTTTTTGGACATAAGGTAGCAATAGTTGGAGACAAATTATTTGTAGCATCAAAAGGTTCTGCAACTGTTGCCCCATCCTTAACAGTGTATTACGTTTCAAAACTTGTAGCAAACGCTCTTGATTCTACATTTACTAGCAGTAGTGCAACAGCCGGGTCGCCAATAGTATTCACTTCTGAATTTGCGGCAAACCTTGAGCTAAAAGATATGTCAGTATCTGCTAATGGTAATGTTATTCTTTCTTTTAGTGATGCATCAATCAACGGTAATGACAAAATTCGTGTATGGAATTATTCTAATAATTATGAATTTAATAAAGATGTACAAACTATACAATCCGCCCTGCCAGCAAAGTCAAATTTTGGCTCTACCATAGCAGTATCTAAAGATGGCGAAAAATTAGCAATAGGAGCACCAACATATTCTAATGTTCATTTAAATGAAGGCGCAGTTGAGATATATTATAACATTCCTTCTAAGTTTGCAACTTGGACGGTCACACTACCTGGAGTTACAACTTCCAGCACGACTGAAATAACAATTGCACCTGGAACAAAAACATTTGTTGTTCGAAAAAGTGGTACTGATCTACTATTAAACGTAGTGGCAACGTTTGGTACCCTACGGGCAAATCCCGGAATTGCTAATGCAGGATCTAAGTATGCAGTAGATGATATTGTTTATATTTCTGGTGGCGACGGCAAAGCCTCGTATAAAGTTACACAAGTCAATCCAACTACCGGTGCAGTCATTGCTGGAGAACTATTAACTAAAGGTATAAATTACAATTCTAATCCATTGTCCATAACTATACCAAAATCTTTAAATATTCTAGAGTTGCAACGTGCAACTATCACACACGACTTATCTAATTATATGGTTGGTGTAGTAACTTCATATGACGATACAACAGCTACGTTAGTGGTTAATGTCAAAGAAGCATATACTCCTGGAGAATATGTACTTAGAGAACAATTAAGTAATCCTTACAATAGGGGCAGTGAGTATTTTGGTTCAACTGTTAAATTTAATACAGTTGGGGATCAATTGGCAATTGCCAGCGCCGGTGGCCGCCAATTAGCACACACAAAATTTGATAATAACAAGACTGTGTTTGACTTAGATTCTACAACGTTTTTAGAAACTGAGTTGGGATCAGGTAGTGTAATGTTATATGATCACTACGACAATAAATTTATTTTTTCTGATAGCTTAGACGTTGGCAACGCAGTTGGATCCAACTACGGTTCCGCTATTGCCATGTCTAATAGGGTGTATATTAGTGATTACAATACACAAACGGGCGCAGTACATGAATTTTATTCTGAAAATAAATCATGGTATAAATTTAGAACACCTGGACAAATAGTTAATCTAGATAAGATTAAATCTGTATTCTTGTATGATATTGAAGATAGTAGCATAATCACATACCTTGATATAGTGGATCCTCTACAGGGTAAAATTTTAAGTATTGCCGAAGATGAATTAAAATTTAAAACATATTATGATCCTGCAACATATTCTATTGGTGACGATACTGTAGTAGTTGATACGTTAATGTGTTGGAAAGAAAAAAATGTTGGCCATCTATGGTGGGATTTAAGCAGTGCCAAATTTATTGATCCTAATCAAGGCCCTATATTATATAAAGCAAATTCGTGGAATACAATATTTGAAGATCAGTTGGTAAATGTATACGAGTGGGTTCAAAGTGAATACACTCCAGCAGAGTGGGATAAATTAGCCGACACTGAGGCAGGATTAACTCTTGGCATTAGTGGTACTAGCAAATATAAAAGCACTGCTTATAGCATTAGTAAAACATTTGATACAATTAGTAAAACATTTAAAAACATATATTATTTCTGGGTTAAAAACAAAGTCACAGTACCTAACGTAATTGGTAGAGCAGTGTCTGCTAAAGATGTTTCAAACTATATTAGCAGTCCCAAGAACATGGGAGTCAGCTACATATCGTTCCACGGAGCAAATCAGTTCTCGCTAGTTAATTGTAAAAATTTAATAGCCAGCAGAAAAGTAGCATTAAATGTTCGTTACTGGATAATTGACAACTTTGAACAATCAAATATTCATAGCCATTATCAATTATTATCTACAAGCGATATTGACAAACCAATTAATCAGTATGTTGAACAAAAATGGATTGACAGTTTGTCAGGTTTTGATAAATTAGGCAACGAGGTTCCAGATGCAAAATTGCCAGTTAAATTAAAATATGGTATTCAAAGTCGCCCAAGACAAAGTATGTTTGTTAATAGAGTTGAAGCACTTAAACAGTTTATTGAGCGTGTTAATTCTGTAATAGCAATGCAATCTATTATAGATGACGTTGACCTTACCAGTTTAAATTCTAAAGATCAACTACCAAGTTTAGGCTCAGGCAAGTATGATTATGAAATTAGTTCTTACAGTCAAATTAGATTTGTAGGAACAAACGAGATTGTTAGGGCAGTATTATCTCCCGTAATTGAAAATGGTAAACTTGTTAGAGTTAATATAGTAACTTCTGGCAAAGGATATATTAATCCGCCAGAAGTAACAATTACAGGAATAGGTACTGGCGCAAAAATTACTACCATACTTGGATCAAAAGGACAAATTATTTCAGCAACAGTTGATAAGACAGGCGCCGGGTATCTTGAATCAACTACTTTATCTGTACGCACATTATCTGTGCTAGTTACAACAGATGAAACTGCAAATAAAAGATGGGCACTATATACATGGAATTCTTTAAAGAAAACTTGGTTTAGAGAACGCTCACAAACATATGACACTACTCGTTATTGGAAATATATCGATTGGTATTCTGCAGGCTACAGTGAGTTTACTAAATTAGATCACATACTTGATTTTGCATATCAATTACCTAGTGCCAATGTTGAAATTGGTGAAATAGTAAAAGTTAACAATCAAGGCATCGGCGGATGGGTACTATTAGAAAAAATTGATAATCAAGATGTTCTTGAAACAACAGTTAATTATAAAACTGTTGGAAGACAATCTGGCACAATTAAATTTACTGATAATCTGTATCGCTTTGCAGAAAATGCAGAAGGTTTTGACGGTCCAACTTTTGATTCGTATGTCTTTGATGACCAACCAAAAACTGAATTAGCAATTATCCTTAACACAATCAAGAATGTAATTTTTGTTGATAACTTAGCAACAGCTTACAAAGAATTATTCTTTGCCAGTTTAAGATATGCATTTAGCGAACAAAAATTTATTGACTGGGCATTCAAAACAAGTTTTGTAAGATCAAAGCATAATCTTGGTCCGCTAAAACAAAAACCCACGTATCAAAACGATAACTTACCTAGTTATCAAGAATACATTAATGAAGCAAAACCTTATAGAAGTAAAATTCGTGAATTTGTTAGTACATATGAAATTTCTGAATCAACAAGAAGCCAGGTATCTGATTTTGATTTACCTTCAAAATATGACCAAACTACTAATAGTGTAATTCCGTTTCAAACTAGTATTTCAGATGGTATATTAACATATAGTAGCAATGATATTAAACAATATCCCTATAGTGATTGGTTGTATAGTGTTGGATTTAATTTAATAGAAATAAGAATAGTAGATGGTGGCTCTGGTTATGTAACAGCCCCAGTAGTAACCATTGAACCGGCATCTGCTACTATTACTGCTAAAGCGTATCTATCATCTGGTCGAATTTCTACCATCGTTATCAGCGATCCGTTTAAAGAAAATTTCTTAGTAACTCCAATTATTAGGATAGAAGGTTCAGTTGCTGATGGCGGCACCTCTGCTAGGGCAGTGGCTATATTATCTAACAGCTTGGTAAGATCAACAAAGATTGGTATTAAATTTGATAGAGTATCTTCTGAATATACATTTGGATCAATAGTAGCCAAAGAAACATTTATTGCTAGCGGATCTAAAACTAGATTTGAATTACTGTGGCCGATTGATGTTGTTAAAACACGTACTACAGTGTCTGACAATAACGGCGAAGTGTTAGGAGCTGATTATATAGTATTCAATCAACTTGATCCTAGCTACTCATACACCCGTTACAAAGGAATATTGCAATTTAATTCAGCACCGGCAAACTTATCTAAAGTTATAATTGAATACCATAAAAATATCAGTCTGTTAGATGCAGCCGATAGGATCAATTATTTTTATAACCCGGCATCCGGCCAACTAGGAAAAGATCTTGGACAGCTGATGCAAGGTGTTGATTATGGCGGTGTAGAAATTACAGGCATTGGATTTGATGTGGGTTCTGGGTATGATGCATTACCTTGGTTTACTACTGGGTATGATCAGTTTGATCCAGACTTTACAGACTTTTTAATTAAAAGTGACGGTATTGCTAGATCATTTACTTTAAACTATGCTCCTACAGAAATAGAATATATTAACATATATTGGACTGGTAATCGAAGTTACATTACTGCAACTCCAACGGCTACTGGCAACGTCGATAGTTCATCATTATCTGTCACTAATGCCAACGGAATTAAAAAAGGACAGTCAGTTTCAGGAATTGGTATACAATCAAATACTACGGTTTCTGATATTGTTGGCGCAAAAATAACATTAACCAAAGCATTGGTACAACCAGCGTCTGGAGTATACTCATTTAGAACAACAGAAACGTTCAATAGACGATTGGATGATCCAAATTATATCACAGTTAAACCACTGCTTGACAGATTGATTGCTGTTAAAAATGAAAAACTAGTTATTGCAAACGGATTAGCCACTGCTCAAGAAGATAAAGATTTTAATATCGCATTACTTGCAGACTTAACCCGCCAACTTGATGTATTATTTGATGCTAGAACTGCCGCCGAAGCCCTATTGCTCCAGGCGCAAATTGCATTGAATAATGCAGTCTTGCTTGGCAATCAACAAATAATAAATCAAAAGCAGGAAATAAAAGATGCCAAACAGGCAATTTACGATAATCTAAATTCAGATTATATTGTTACTGAACAAAATGCAGTTGTTGCACAGTTTGCCAGAGACAACGCCATTGCTCTAATAGCCAACGGCGCCAATCAACTAACTGCATACGAAGGTACCGGCACCATTACTTCTGTACAGATATTTGATATTTTTGGAAGATTGATCCTGCCAGCTGGTCTAAGACTAGTTGGTCAAAGTATTAGAATAACTGGAACATTAAGTCATGGCTCTATCCAGGGATATGTTTCTGGCACTACTTATTATATAGGCGAAATTATTAACAATACCAGTGTACGTTTAACAAGCACATATGCCAAAGCCTTTGCTACTGGAAACAACAGATTTGATGTTGTAACAACTGCTGGTGTAATAACACCTGGAGCCACAGTTACAATCAACGGAAAAGTTAACACTGTGCAACACGAAATTGAAAGTTTTCCAAGCATTGTTAATCAAGATGCTATAATGAATTCTTTCATTGGTGATGGTGTAAGTACTGGACCAATTGTGATACCCAACAATGCAACATTTACAACAACATATGGTATAGACATTCAAGCGGGTGATAGTATTATTCTAAGAAAGAATACCAGTGATGGTAGCTTTAAACCTAGCGATATACAATACGATACTCAGTTGTTTGGTGGAGATTTTGCTTATGTAAGTGCTACCGGATTGGCAGCTGAAGATATTAACGTTGACGGCGATGGGTTTGTTACATCAACTTCAAGTCATGCTCCGGAGGAAGTAGTTACCGGCCAAGTTGTAGATACAGTTGATATCACAGTTTATCACAAGATTGGCGACGGTGCACCTATAATTGAAACTATCCGACACACCATTGTTGACGGAGTGATTAGCTATGATATTGGACAACGTCCTTCAACATCTACTGCGGTAATTGTAAAGGTTGCCGGAGATATTATCAAACAAAATATTGATTATACTGTTAACTTTGCGACAACGCAGATTGATTTAATTACTGAATACAATGATGGATTAGAAATAGTAATTAATAGCCTAAGTCAAAACGGTTTAAACATCTTGGACCTAGATTATTTTATTGGTGACGGCACTACTACTGAATTTGTATCAGTTGCACGATGGAGTGGCGAAGCTACTGCGTTTGTTACCATTAATGGCGAAGCTACTAATGTAACAATCTTTAAAACAAGTAGTCAGTATACACTGATTGGTACTATTGGGATACGTTTTGATACTGCACCACCTGCAGGCGCAATTATTAACTATACAATTTTAGGATCAGCAGTTGACTCAATTAGCAAAGTACAAAAACAAATAGTAATACACAACGGTATTGATACAACTTATGAATTAACTCGTAATCCAGAATTTGTTAAACCATTGGCTAACAATGTACTAGTAATAGCTAACGGTAGTATATTAACGCCAGCTGATACTTTCTATTTTATAGTAGCAGGAACAACTAGAACATATACTGTTGACAGTTCAAGATATGCATTCAATACTATAGATAGCAGTACTGTTATTGTTGCAGTCAACGGAGTAAACATTGTACAGGGTATTGACTACTTTTGGATTCCAGTTAACAATCAACTCAAAGTCAAGAAAGGCGTTGCAAAAACTGGAGATAAAATTTCATTATCAATAGTTGCAAATTCTGATTATAACATAATTTCCACAGATAATATGTTATCCATAGAATTTTTAGGCAATCACAGTATCAACACGGCAATTACCGTCATTACTTTTAGTAACCACGATATACTTGAAATAGAACGTGAGCATGATAAGATGACATCAGCATCAGCATTAGTTGCCGGAGCAAGAGAATATTACAGATATAATCAATTGGCAGGAGGCCGTATTAAATTACGTAGACCTGCAGTTGCATCTCAATATGTTTGGATAACACTAAACAAAAAGTTATTGACTCCTGAGATTGATTATGCACTAGAAAGCAATATGAATCATGTCAGTTTTACACCAACTATGAATTTTGCAGAAACTGATATTATAGACATAATTGCATTCAGTAATAAAGTAACACGAAATAGTTTTGGTTATAAAATATTTAAGGACATGCTGAATAAAAATTCTTACTCAAGAATTGATGATTCATCATCTACTACATTATCTAAAACATTAAATTATTATGATAATATTATAGAATTAATTGACGGTGCAGTCTTACCTGAACCGAGTCCTAGATTAAACAAACCTGGCGTGATTTTTATTGATGGCGAACGTATTGAGTATTTGAAAAAAGATGGCAACATTATTCGACAACTAAAACGCGGTACATTAGGCACAGGGGTTAAAGCTGTTCATGCTCAGGGCACTCTAGTGAGAGATCAGAGCATTACTCAAACTATTCCGTATAAAGATGAATTTATTTCATCAGTGACTGTGTCAGACGGATATACAAACGGTTCTAGCATCTATGTTAACTCTGACGAGCTGACAGTAACATCGGTAATATTTCTCGGAGAAGATCAAACCGCTGACTTATCAGGAAGTCAGACGGTGACAGTCACAGGAACTGGATTTAAAATCAATGTCAAAGTATTTGTTGGCGATGTTGACTGTGTAGTTAACAGAATAAGTAATACAAAATTAACTTTTGTAACTCCTGCTAAATCTGTTGGAGCATACGATTTGATCATATATAATCCTGCAATTTCGTCATTGCCAAAATTTACAACAGTTTTAGCTAATGGAACAGTAACAGGAACGAGTCTAACTACCACAGTAACTGGATTGACAAATGCCAATAGTATATTCCGCACAGGCATGGTACTAACTAAAATTAGTGGCATTGGAGCAATCGGCGGCCTTACTGTGATTACTGAAGTTAACAGTAATACACAAATTACCATTAAGTCAACTACTGCAAATACATATGGCGCTATACAATTTACCGGAACAGAAGATGTAAAAACTATAACACTTGCTGGTACTGTTAGTACCGTAGGGTTAGTATCTACTGTTACATTGACAGGGTCTTATGTAAAAAATGGAATAACAATCCCTAATAACACAAGTGGAATACAAATAGGACAGGTTGTTAGTAGAGTTTCTGGTAATGGAAATTTTGGTGCACTGGCAATTATCACGTCAATTGATAGCTTAACTACATTCACAGTTACAGCTACTAGTGCAAACACAGCCGGATCATTAATATTCAATATTAATAATCAAACTCCAACTAGTAGAGTAATTTCTAAAGGAATCAAATATCTAAAGATACAATTAGATTTTAAACTAACTGTAGCTATAGCAGATTCTAATTGGTACAGAAAAACTATACCGTCAACATACAATCAGTGTAATGATGTGGAAGTATTTGTGGCGGGCCGTAGATTACGCAAGACTTCGTATACTATTTGGAATCCCAATTTAGGACCAGATAGTCCTAGCGGAGATGTGCAATACGAAGCTGAATTTTCAGTAGCTTCTGCAACAAATCAACAACCAATGCAGATTCGTTTAACTGAAGTACCCGAAGCAGGACAGTATATTGTAGTTCAAAAACGTGTAGGTCAAGCATGGTCTACAGAGGGTGTTAGTTTAGCTGATTCTGGATCCGATCCAGCTAAGTTTATCAGATCAACTTACGCTCTATTGCCAGATAAGAATAAAGTATAAGAAAACTATTAAAATAAATACATTGTATAGGTGAAAACAACATGACAACAAAACCAGATGAAAATTCGGGAATATTACTCCAAGGGCATATTAAAATTTGGGATCCCGTCTCTCAAGAGATTATAGTTAACAAGCGCAATGCTATTCATTATGAGAATATGAGTATTGCCTTGGCACAGAGTCTCGCAAACGAGGGTATAGGAACAATATATCAAATGAGCTTTGGCAACGGCGGAACAGCAGTAGACCCAACAGGAATTATTACATATTTGACCCCAAATACCACTGGCTCTAACAGCAGTTTATACAATGAAACTTATACTAAAGTTGTCAACGATAGAAGCACAAATAACGTTGACCCAACTCGTAATAAAATTGATGTTCGACATGTTACCGGAACAAACTATACAGATATCCTAGTTACTTGTTTGTTAGACTACGGCGAGCCTAATAATCAAGAAGCATTTGACAATACAACATACCTAGACGGCGAATACGTATTTGATGAGTTAGGTCTTAGGGCATATAACCCAACGGGAACGGGCAAACTACTAACGCATGTTATTTTCCATCCTGTGCAAAAGTCACTAAACCGTTTAATTCAAATTGATTACACTGTTAGGGTACAGAGCCTAACAGGTTTTAACGGAGCGTAAATATGGCATACAAAATTCGTTTTACTGATCAAATTAATAACACCCCGTTAGCCGTAGATGATAATACTACGAATTCAGTTACTAGTCTTAATTTCCCAGGAAGAAATACCACCGGTTATGGACAGGCTCTTGGCGAAAACTTTTTACATCTATTAGAAAATTTTGCAAATACTAGCGAACCGGTTAATCCTGTCAAAGGACAACTATGGTATGATACCAATGCTGGTACAAAGCAATTAAATGTTTATGATGGAACTCAATGGGTAGCCGCTGGCGGCCTTAAAAAGTCAAGCGGAAACCAACCAGATGCAGGCAATAGTTTACCTGGAGATTTGTGGGTCAACACTGATACACAACAATTATTTTTATTCTCTGGATCAGGATGGATCTTAGTTGGTCCTCGATTTAGTGCAGGAGCTAGAACAGGAGCTGAACCAGAAAGTTTTAGAGATACGGACAATATTGAACGTACTGTTATTACCAATTATGTAGGCGGATTCCGTGTTGCAATTTTTAGTACTGACAAATTTCAACCTAAAACTACATTGCCGGGATTTCCTTACATATACTCAGGTGTAACACTTAGCAGTTTATATAACGGATATTTTGGCACAGCAGAAAAAGCTAGTAAATTAATTGTATCCGGTTACTTGTCAACAGGCCTTGAAGCAGACAATTTCTTACGCGGTGATGTCATTACTAATAATTATAAAGGTCTTAACGTTAAAAGCAACACCGGTATTCAAATTGGTGCCGACGGCCAGATGGAACTTGCTGTTGATAACGGCGTTGGATACATTTATCAAAAAACATCAGGATCTAGTCTAGACATTCGTGTTAATAATAACGGAAATGAACGTGTTGTTATTCGAGTAGACAGTCAAGAACGTGTTGGTATCAATAATATTGCCCCACAAGAAGCATTAGATATTAGTGGAAATATACGCCTTGGTCTAACACTAGAAAATCCTGACTCGTCGGGACAGTTATTCATTAAAGGCACTGCTAACTCAACTAGCATTGTAACTGGAGCATTCCAGTTAGCAGGCGGAGCAGGTATTGAAAAGAATTTATTTGTTGGCGGAAATATCAGTCTAGATGGTAAAATTACTGTTGGTACAGATATATCGCCTGCAACTAATAACGGTTCTTCATTGGGATCTAGTCCTACGGTTGAAGGCGGAAAACAATTTAATAACATATATGCTAATAAAATATTTGCCGCTACAGAGTTTAATGGAAAACTAGTAGGAACAGTCAAAGGGTCGATAGACGGTTCTGCTACCAACTTAGCTAGCTCAACAATATTTGAAATGACTGGTGATGTAACTAGTAACGAGATTGAGTTTGACGGCAAAACAGGAACTAATCCAGTAAACACCTCAGTTGCATCGGGTAACGGAACTGTTATCAAACTTGAGTTTGATGCTCAGACAGTAATTCCGTTTCCAGCAGGCACTGTAGTTGTTGTATCTAATATTACTCCAGTAGCATATCGTGGTACATATAACGTTATTGAAGGAACAAAAACTTATATAACATTCAACGGAACCGCAACTGGTCCGCAAGCTATCGCTGGAACTATTAGTCCAGCTGGCGTATTAGGTAATAGAAAACAATTTGTTACAAATCTCAGTGAAACATTTGTTTCCGGAAAAGCAGAAGTAACAACAGCAGCCGCACTAGGCGAAGGCGACGATTTCTTAATAAGTCAAGGAACTGCTGGCCTTAAGAAAATTAAAAAGAATACACTATTTTCAGCAATACCGCAACTACCAGTAGGTACTGTTGTACCTTTTGCCGGACTTAAAGCGCCAATGGGCTGGCTATTATGCGACGGATCTGAAGTTTCTAGGATACGATACGAAGCACTATATAATATTATTGCTGGACTGTATGGTAATTCTAATGCATACAATGCTACTACTAATCCATTAGGTACAAAAGGATTTGATACATTTAAACTTCCTGACTTAAGAGGTAGATTTCCTCTTGGTGCTGATAACATGTTTAATGGTAAACAAGTTCCTGACAGAAATAGTATTTCTTCAAAGATAGATACTATCACAACACCAGCGGCTCGAGTTACTGATCCAAATGCTACTATTGATTATGCTGATCCTACAGTTGTACGCATTGGTGCAGGTGACGAAAAAATGAAATTAACTGTTAACAATCTTCCAGATCACGAACACGATTTAACAGGCAATCGCGATGGACGCTTTGGAGCATATAGTCCAACAGAATTAGTTGATACTGATGCTATTCCAGTTAAAGGATTAGGCGGTGCAAACGACACAGGCAGACTTTTAAGAACAAGCGGCGGCATATTAACAGAACCAGTCGGCGGACCATTTAGCCAACCGTTTAGTATTATGAACCCGTTCCTAGCTCTAAATATGATTATTTGGACAGGTAAACTAACAGATTACGATTCGGACTACAAATAATGACATATAAAATTAATAAAACTGACGGTAACGTATTAGCAGAGATTCCAGACGGTCAATTTGATACTGGCAGTAGTAGTCTTACGTTAATTGGAAAAAATGTTACAAATTTTGGCCAAGTGTTCAATGAAAATCTAGTAAAACTACTAGAGAATTTTTCTAGCAGTACAGAACCTGAGCATCCTATCAAAGGACAACTATGGTACAATACCAGCACTGGTAGATTAAACGTTTATGACGGAAATATCTTTAGAGCCAGCGGAGGACCATTAGTAAGCGCAAACCGTCCTCTTAATCTGGTTCCCGGCGACCTATGGATTAATAATGAAACAAATCAGTTATGGTTTTATGACGGTGTTGATTTAACATTGGCAGGCCCGGTTTATACAGCACAACAAAAAGCATCGGGATTTGTAATTGATAACATTATTGACACTAATAATAGACTTAAAGTAGTTGCTAAACTTTTTGTTAACGGAGTTCTATTAGGTATACTCAGCAATGCCGCGTTTACTCCTGCATTGGCAATTGAAGGATTTACAGGTAATATTGGAGTTGGATTTTCAGTAGGTACATTAATTGGCATTAAATTTAATGTCACTGTTTCTCGTGCAGAGGGGTTAGTTACAGCATTGGGAGAAACCAAAGTAGCAGACGATATATTATATAACAACCAAGACGGTACAATTGTTGGTTCGTTAACAGTACAATCAACAGCTGGTGTTCGATTACTAGGTGGAGATCCAGGTACCGCATTGTCGGCACAAGGTGATACTAGTTTAAAACTTGAAGGCGGTAACTTTGTTATTGAAAATAGTGAGTCAAGTAGAGCAATTGAAATTAAAACAAAACAACCAGTAGGTGGTGTAAAAACTGCAATATACATTGATTCTATAAATCAAAGAATTGGATTTTTTAATCGAGCTCCTACCAAAGCAGTTGACATTACCGGAGACTTAAGAGTTTCAGGTAACTTGATCATTCAAGGTGACAGTTTTAACATTAATACGACCACTTTACAAGTACAAGATAAAAATATTGAATTAAACAAATCACCAGTTGGGGTGGTAACTGATACTGATGCTGACGGCGGCGGAATCACATTACATGGTACTACTGACAAAACTTTAACATATTCATATGCATATACTAGTTGGTCTAGTTCTGAAAATTTTAATATAGCAACTGATAAAACATATAGAATTAATTTTAATCCTGTATTGTCTGCTACAACATTAGGATCTAGTGTAATTAATTCTAATTTAAAAACACTAGGTAGTTTAACTACTTTAAATATGGATGCAGGATTAAACATTACCGGCAACATTATTACTAGTAGGACAACTGAGTTAATATTATCTTCAGCTACTAGTGTTATAAATGTCAACGGTAAAACACTTACAAATTTAGCCAACTTAAATTATGTCACTAGCAATTTAACTGACGCAGCCAATAAAAAATATGTTGATGAGCGTGTTAGTATCCGTCCAATTACACTAGCATTAGATATCAGCGATTTTGATATAACAACACAGCCTGGAATTCAAGCAGCCAATGCAAAAATAGTTGAAATTTTAACATATACAGCTTCTATATACAACGGTGTTAATAATCCTCAAGGTATTGCTATTGTTGGAACTATTGCTAAAATTCATGCAACTCATTTGGCAATAGTAGTTGGTGCCATACAATATAAACCAGTACAAACTGGTACCCAACTAACTGGCACTGAAACTATTGCATTTAGTAAAAACACAGTGAATAAAGGTGAAGGTAGCTATGAAAATTTCTCAGTAGTAGAAGATATTATAGAAACACAAGTAATTCCAGCACCGTCAGCTAGCGTTGTGGTTACCAGATTTTATAAAAGATTTACTGTTGTCGAACAACCAGACAACAGTCTAGCATGGGAATACATTACTGATTTTGTACCAGTGGGCAATTGGGATAATGTTACTGCATACTCAGTTAATGATGTTGTAATTTTTGATTACAAAGAATGGATTTGTAAGTTAAATGCCAGTGCAGGATTAACAAATCCGTCGGGAAATTCTACAAATTGGAAACTTTTTGCATTAATTTAAAAGCACAAAGAGCGATAAATAATAATAACGTTAGTTTTAGGGGCCAATAGATGTCATATACAATAAACAGATGGAATGGAGCGGTACAAGCTACAGTACAGGATGGTACTGTAGACCAATCGCTAGATGTTCAGCTAGTCGGTAAAAATTATGCCGGCTACGGAGAGATTCAAAACGAAACATTCGTGCATTTATTAGAAAATTTTGCAAGAGAAATTTCTCCTCCAAATGCTATTTCTGGCCAAATTTGGTACGATACAACTAATAAAAAATTAAAAGTACACACCGGTGATACATATTCTACTGCAAAAGTATGGAAAACCTTAACAGGTGCAGAATATAGCGCAACAGAGCCACCGTTTCCAACACCTGGAGATTTATGGTTTGACTCTAACAAAGACCAATTAAAAGTTAGAATTGGTGGAGTAACAGCAGACTGGTTAACTGTTGGCCCACAAAATGCAGGTACTGGCATTACACAAATGGTTAGCCGCAACGTTGTTGATGCTAGCGGAACGCCTCATGGAATTATTGCGGCCACAGTAAACGGTGCAGTTAATTTTATTGTATCTGAAGATGAATTTGTACTAAACATTGCTGACCCCGATAGTACTATTGTTGGGTTTACAGACCCATCTTCTAAACAAATCAAACGAGGAATTACATTTCCTAATGTTGATGCTATTGGTGTTAGTGGTACTAACGGTGGCGGCACATACAAAGTTTGGGGAACAGCATCAAATGCATTACGTTTTGGCGGAAAACTTCCGGCAGAATATTTAAGCCCGGTAAACAATCTATTAACATTACCATATCAAGTTAAAATCAACGTTGACGAAGGTCTTACTTTAGGCGCAAACGACGATTTAAAAATTGAAATTATTGCCAATCAGCCACAAATATCTGCTAGATTAGGCGGCCAACGTATTACATTCTCAGTTAAACAAAATACAACTCCAGTATTTCCATTAGTAATTGATCAGTACGGCATCAGACCAGATTTAACAAGTTCGGCATTTAACTTAGGTAGCACAAGTGCCAAATGGGCCACTGTGTATGCCACAACATTTGATGGCACAGCAACACAAGCAAATTCATTAAAAGTTGGTGTATCGTATCTTCAAGCTAGCTTTATGGCAACAAATAGTGGAGATACACTGGTAGCACGTAAGCGAAACGATGACGGCACTAGCACAATTTCTGCAACAACATTTAGTGGTAACGCTAGTACTGCCACAGTATTAAAAACTCCTCGTAATATCAACGGAAAACCGTTTGATGGTAGTGGAAACATCAGTATAGAATATACTGACCTAGTTGGAAAACCAACTGACCCAACATTTGCAACAGTTACGTTGACCGGAGCAGTTGCCAGTGATCAACAGGCTGTACCTAAATCTTACGTTGATGCTAAATTTGGTGCAGGCGGAATTTTAGGTATTGCGGCAGGCGGTACAAATGCTAGTACTGATACCCAGGCAAGAGCCAATCTTAAAGTGGCTCGTACAGACGGCGTTGGAGCTACAGCTAATTCTACTTGGAATATTAATATTGCCCCAACAGCCGCTCCAATCACCGTTACATCAACCAGTGCTAGTTTAGTGGGAACAAGTGGTGCGTCAACGTCAACTACAATTGTTGTACAAAACTCGCTGACTACAGGAAGCAATATTCCTTCAGGACCAGGGTATACTGACATTGGATCAGTAACAGCCACTACAGTAGGCACCGGAAGTAAAACTTGGACAATTAACAAAGTAACTGGCTATCAGCTAGATACTAGAATCAAAGTAACATCTGCAAATAATCCTACTATATCAATGGCAGGAAAAATAACAGCTATTGATAACATTGCATTGACAATTACTGTTTTAGTTGATACATTTACTGGGTCCGGAACTAATTTACAACCTTGGACTTTTGCAGGACTTGGAGATACATGGAGACCAAATGCCACCGTAACAGGTACAGCAATTACAGGTACTGTAAAAATTACCAATGTAGCCGCTGATGTACCAGCATTGGGACAAACAACATTAACTCTTAATTTTACAAGCCAATCTGTAGCAGGCGCGGCACCTATAACTATCACAGCAACTGACCCCGGTGACGGTATTGGTGGTAATGCCACTACTGCTACTAAAGCTAAAAATTTATCTGCAGGTGTACTGGGTGACATGCCGTATCAAACAGCCGGTGATACTACCAACTATCTATCAATTGGCGCTGTTGGATATGTGTTATCTAGTACTGGGACAATACCAGAATGGAAAAATTTAGCATCAATCAGTGTAGGTAATTCTGCTCAGATACTTGTAGCTGACAAACCAACTGATATAGGAACATTTTACCCTGTATTTGTTTCAGGAGCATTACCAGGAACAGGTAGTCAGCCAAGAAGTATATACGCTGATCAAACAACATTTTCATACGATACTAATCAAAATAAACTCACACTCGGGGATGGCACTAACGGATATGGTACTGTAATTGCTCGACTAAATGGCGATGTATTATCTCCAAACGGAACAGTAATTTTAAGCCAGGGCACTGGTGCAGGTTCTAGTGCTTACTTTACAGGTAAAGCGGCAACTGCTGATAAATTACAACAGGCTAGAGCTATAGGATTAGGCGGTATTCTTAAAGGTAGTCAAACGTTTGACGGTAGTGGAGCTATTACTATTACAGCCGCCTTTGCTGATGATTTTCAACTTAGCGGTTCCAATTTATCTGGTTTAAATTACGTTGGTCAATTAACTGCTGGTAATTATGTGGTACTAAATGAAGGAACAGCCGCATATGTTCCAGGCGCAGGCGATAATGTTAAAATCAGTATTAATGCTAGTTCTAGTAACACCGGAGCTAGTATTGTAGCTAGAAATAGTAGCGGCGACTTTAGTGCAAATCAAATTACAGCTGATAAATTTATTGGTGTTGCTAACGAAGCATACTTTGCTGACTTGGCAGAAAAATATCTACCAGATGCTGAATATGAAGTTGGAACTGTGTTGACTATTGGCGGCGAAAAAGAAGTTACTGCTAGCGCATACGGTGATCTAGCAATTGGTGTAGTAAGCGACAAGCCAGCTTATCTAATGAATAAAGATCTAGAAGGGGGCGTAACCGTTGCGCTAAAAGGAAGAGTTCCTGTTAAGGTGGTTGGTACAGTGCGTAAAGGACAGCGTTTAGTAGCAACAAATAACGGATGTGCTGTGGCCGCTGTACCACATGCTAATGATGTATTTGCTATTGCACTAGAATCCAGTGATGATACTGGAGTCAAACTAATAGAAGCTTTTATACGTTAAACAGCCATTTCAGCTTTAATAGCTGGATCTGGATTATAGTTATCTAATATGAAATCGTCGACTTTATAGTCGGCGATTTTTTTGCCTGTTGTAAACACTAGTGTAGGCAATGCCTTAGGTTCTCTAGATAACTGTTCTTCTACAGCATCAAAGTGATTGTTATAGATATGGCAATCACCGCCGGTCCAGACAAAGTCTCCTACCTTAAGACCGCACTCGCGAGCAATGATGTGAACTAGTAAACTATAACTGGCAATGTTAAAAGGTACACCTAGAAACATATCGCAACTACGTTGATACATTTGACAGCTTAGATAACCATCTGTAACATCAAACTGTGCCATAACGTGACACGGAGGCAATGCCATTTGATCCAGTTCGGCTGGATTCCATGCACTAAGAATATGTCTACGCCCGTTAGGATCTTGTTTTAAACCTTCAATAAGTTTTTCTATTTGATCGATGTGTTTGTATATAGGGTCAAAATATGTTTTGCCGTATTCATCATCAATGTCGGGCGCACCTTCAGGTGTATGAGATATCCAATCGCGCCATTGTACTCCATACACGCGACCAAGATCTCCTGGAAATTTTGCTTTGGATTTCCAATAGTCTGCTTCAGCATTAGCTGTCCAGATAGTGCTCTTTGTAATATCTCTAGTACCATGTAGGATCTCCGCAAGTCGGCGTTCATCGCTACTACCCTCTAAGAACCAGAGGAGTTCGCTTACAACCGCCCGCCAGGCGAGCTTCTTAGTAGTTGTAGCTGGAAAACCTTCTTGCAGATTAAAACGCATTTGGTAACCAAATACGCTACGGGTTCCTACCCCCGTTCTATCGGTCTTGTTTTTTCCGTTTGTTAGTATATGCTTTAACGCTTGATGATATTGCTTCATTATGATATTCTTCTACTATACAAGATCCAAGATTAACAGTTTGGTGTAATACCATTCCGTCTAAAAAGTCTACTATATCAATAGTAGTGTCGTTTAGGTAACCACCTGAAATACGTGTTAGATAAACTTTTTCTAGCACCGGCCTACTCTGCATGAGTAAGTTTGCTCCGCCTATAACAAAAACATTTTTTCTTTTGTTATGACTTTTTAAACTAACTAATGCTTCGCATACATCACCACGTATTTGCTCAATATCGTCTTGATCAAAAAAGTTATTGGTAAAAACTACGTTGTGCCTTCCTGGTAACGGACTCGGCATATCGGAACTATCCCAAGTCTTTCTACCCATGACAACTATCTGGTTTTGCGTAGTAGCTTTAAACCATTTCATATCGTCTGGATTGTTTGGCCAAGGCATAGAGCCTTTCCATCCCATTCCCCCGACACTGTCTACTGCAAACATTCCTGCTATCATTTTTCTTTTTTTGGTTTTTTAAGAAAACTCTTAGTTTGTTTTATTACATCTTTCTTAACTTTAGCGACATCTAATCGAAAGTCTATATGTTGTATAGACTCTTCATAGTTGCTGAATAGTTCTTTAAGATGCCCTTCTAGATCGTCTTCGCCGGATTGTTTAGCATATTTGGCAATGTCTATATCCCATACTTTACCGTTTTCAAAAATAATCCGTATGGAATCAAGATACTCTAACGGTATTGCACGAACATCTATATCACTAAAAATCTCCGGCCACGACTCAACTACGTCTTTTGGCAAAGACTTTTTTGTCACTCGTCAACGGCAGCTTTCTTCTTTGTCGGAACTAGCTCTTCAGCCATCCTACGAAGTTGAGCGGCTTCCTTGCTAAGGCGGTCAGCATCAGAACGATATTTCTTTGCAAGGTCTGTATCAGTAAGTGGTTGATCTAATTGTTTAGTTTCAAATGCTTTTTGTGGAACAGTTTCTTCTTCAACTGTTAGATCATTTACTTTAGCAACATCTTGTATAGATGTTTGGTTACCTAATGCTAGGTCATTAACACTAATTCCTTTTTGTTCAGCAATTAGTTGGTTTAGTTGATCTAAACTAATAACAGCTTTCATATTTGGAACTACTTCAATGTCGCTAGTCTTTACTTTAAGTAATTTTTTATTACTATGCAAGTTAGATAACATAACGCTACCGTCTTGGAATCTTGTTCGTGCTAGGACTTCTGCAAATTCATAACTTGACTGAGCACCCTGTGACTCAACTAACTTCATTAGTGAGTCGTGGTTTTCGTCAGTTAAATTTTCAGTTTGGATAACCAATGCAGAATCGCTTTCACCGGGCAGTGTTCTATAGGCAATTAGACATTTACGTCCGTTTGACTTGAACCTTCCAATGTGTTTGATATCAGCCATTAAATTATTGTCCTTCTGCTGGTGCAGGCTGTTGTTTGGCTACTTGATCCAAAAATGCATTTAGCTTGTTGAATAGTTTTCCAACAGCTTCCATTTCAGCGGCCTTAAATGCACCACGTGAACTTGCTACATCGATAACTGAACGTAGACCTGCTAGGTCTTGTACAGTTAAATCTACAGATGCTTGTGCTTCTGGTGTAGTTTGTGCTTCTGGTTGTGTAGTTGTTTCTTCAGTCATAATTTACTCCTTTGGTTGTAAGTACTATTATATATCACTTTAATGATTTGTGTACTTTAAAAGTGGACAAGCAAGCAAAAAGAAACTGGCTTCTTTTGGCTCTTCAAATCCAATCTTAATTTTTATAGTGAATTGATTATCATCAAGTTGTAGACTTTCTCCCAGATAAAATCTACTATGCAGATTTTCGTAAATCCATTGTCTAACAGATTCTACAATATTATACTTGAGATTTAATTGGAGATAATGGAAATGGGGAGGCGGATCACCGACCTCCCTGCACCCTAATACATTAAGGGGATTAATTTTATCTAGCGATAACATTAGGCAGTTGATGTTTCCATATCGTAGTAAGCATAGGCACCAAACGGCGGAACAATAGTATCGTTACCGTGTATAATAAAAATGGTATCACAGTAATCTTCGTCGCCCCATGAGCTCCAAGGATACCCGTCTGTAAACATGATAAACTTCTTAGGACGAATATCATGGTCCTTCATGTACTCCCAGTTGCAGTCAAACTCTGTGCCGCCACCGCCCATGATTTCGTACTCGTCAATTTCTTCACCGTTGTAAGAGTCATAGTCTTGTTCATTATAGACCTTGGTGTCAAAACACCAAATTTTAATGTTAAAGTCTTTGAACTCCTGCATAATGCCTTTGACTTCACCTAAAAAGTCTGCACCCATTTCGTCGCTGATAGAACCTGACATGTCAAGTGCCACGCATACGTCAATGCTAGTGTCAAAATTGCAACCGGGCAATACCGCGCCAGTCATTTGACCTTTGCGGTTAGGACGGCTAAAACTAAAGTCATTTTTAACAAGACTTTGAATATTCATACGCAACATTTCACGCCAGTCCATTTTAGGCTCAGTCATGTCTTTGATCATACGTGCAATCTCGCCTGGTACATTACCTGCACCTGCGGCATTGGCACTTTGGATCATTGCTTCTTTGATCTCGTCACGGATCTTTTTCAGTTCTTCTTTAGAGTACTGAGGCTGTCCATCTTTACCGCCTTCTGGATCCATGTGATGATCTAGCATCTGACCTAATTGGTTAAGTTGTTCTTCATCATACTTATTGTAGATCTCGTCATACACTTGTTCAGCTGACCAGTTGTCGTACTTGCGATCGTAAAAGAACTTGACAGGAGGATCATCACCAATACGGTCACGTTTTAAGATACCGTTAACACAATAGTCAGCGGCAATGTTCCAAATTTGTTTTTCTCTACCTTCGTTACGCATCATGTGATCAAATACACAATGCAAAATTTCGTGTGCTACTACAAATTCAACTTGCCGCGGAGTCATCTTGTCAAAGAATTCTCTGTTAAAGTAGAAGTTACGGAAGTCGGTAGCGGCAGTAGGCAACCAATCACTGGCATCAATTAATGCCATGCGAGTTGCCATGTTGCCAAAGAATGGGTGACGTAGCAATAGTCCCACTCGGGCTATTACAATTTTATCAATAATTGGATCGGTACTATGTGCCATTTTTGCTCCTAGTGTTTACTGTATATATGTATTATACAATCATTCTGTATAAAAGTCAAGATAAAAGGTGTATTTCTACACCTTTTATCTTTAGTTACTTAGTTTGGGCAGCCGCAATGTATTTGCCAAACTTAGTATGGAAGTCATCAAAACATGCAATCTCGTCTGGATCCAACGGCAATTGATATTGAGTCAATGCAAGTTTGGTACCCATAACAACCAATTCTGTTTCAAAATTATCCATCATGAATTGAAAGAAGTAGTTGACCTTGTCGTTAAACTTCTTGTCGTTCTTGTCAGCCGCATCTTTGAGCTCATAGCACAATGACACAGTTAAAGAATACATGGCACTAATTTCTTTAGTTTCCATTTTCTTAACTTTGCCTGCAAGGATGTCTTCTGGCTTGGGCAATTTAGAACTGATCTTACGATGAGCCATAAACTTAATAGCTAACCCTTCTCCAACCGCACCCGCAATCAAATCAGTCAATGTGTCGTTGCCAGTGTCGTCATCTTCCAACAACTCGCTAACAAAAGACCAAGAGCGTGGAGTAGCAAAGGCACGTGAGCTAGACTTTGGATCAAAATCGTACAAGTCTTTCTTGGCAAAAGTGCAGTAACCAACTACATCTGGATGCACCTTGTTTACAGTAGCCCATTGTGCCCAGTCATCAAAGTCCACACGCATTTCCAAGTGAACAAAGCGGTTTGCCAACGGAGCAGGCATACGGTAGGTAACACCCTTGTCAGCTTCTCTGTTACCTGCGGCAACAATTAAGACATTGTCTGGCAAGTGATATTGTCCAACACGACGATTCAAAATCAACTGATAAGCCGCCGCTTGTACGCTAGGAGCCGCACTGTTCATTTCGTCTAAGAACAAAATAACGTGGGGGAATTTAGAAGCAAACTCTTTTGTAGGCAGTTCGCTAGGGCTACCCCAAACCATAGTACCTGAGTTGCTATCAAAGTAAGGAATACCTTTAATGTCGGTAGGTTCCCAAAGGCTCAAACGGATATCAATCACGTGAGCGTCAATTTCTGCACCCAACTGATGGATGACATCTGATTTACCAATGCCCGGAGGGCCCCAAAGGAACAACGGACGCTGTTTCTTAAATGCCTTGCGGATTGCATTTTTAGCACCGTTTGGGCTCACTTGACGATTGATAACTTCTGCTTTTGCCATACTAGCTCCTGTCTGTTAAAAAATAGAACTGCTTTTGTTTTGCAGTGTTACTATTATAACGCAGATCCCGTAAAAAGTCAAGTGCTTTTTTTAATTTTCTTCTTCTGTGGCTTTTTTGCTACGCATAGCTTTGGTAATTCCGTACTTTTGGACATCACCGTTAAACAGGTACAACTCAAAACATTTTCTTTCCGAAAGTACAGTTATTGAGCGGTCTGTTAGGAAATATGGACAGTCGATAAATCTATCCAAAAATATAATCACTTGAGGTTTCAAATCAAATCCGGTTGGAAACGGAACTTCATAAACAGCCAAATCCAAAGTGGTTCTTACAAAGTCCAAACCTTTTTCAGTTAAGCGTAGACCACCTTGACTTTTGGTTCTGTTGTTTTGCCACCACACTCGCATACTGACACTAATATTTTCTTCTGTAACAGCAACGCCTGCTGATTTTAAGAATATTTTAGTGTAGGTTTTTCTGTTCACTTTACTTCTTCGCCCGTTGTTAGTTTATACACAGCAAAATCTTTGCTGTTGAATAACGTGTTTAATTTTTTAGCAAGATTGTGTGCATGGCCTGGATTTGAAAAACTAACTTTCTTGTACTTGCTACCTGGATAACTACCTAGGCTATTTTGACTTTTTAAGTTGAAAGGTTTTCCTAGATAGAAAACAGCCCAAATAGCTTCCGCTTCTAAGATTTGATCACTCTTATACGTTTTTTTATTAACGCTCTCAAGCACTACTGTTGGTTTAGGTCTACTCATATATACATGTCTCCAGATAACTACGTATATATTTATCGCATCTACATCACTTTTCGGCCCACACACCGCCATCCATTTGAACAGTAATGACCGGTTCTTCTTTGGCCTGTGACTGCATTAAACCTTCATAGTTGCCTGCTAATCTAGTCATTACTAATGCCAGTGTATGATGTATGTTTTTAGCAGTAGCAATGTCCAATCTGATTTCTCTTTGATTGGCAGTATCTGCGGCTTTGACCTGATTCATAAACTGTGTTAACACAGTTGTATTAATCTTATCTGTTTGCATTGTTTAGCCTATGTTTCATTTCCATTTCAGTTTTAAATGGACCGTCATATTGATAACGTTCAACAGTTATAAGTTTAGGACAAAAACTCTTTACCCAACCTTTATCAAATTTGATAATGTAATAGCCTGCACAGTACACTGATTTTGATTTATTACTTTTAGTAAACAGTGGTAAATGTTTCTTTACATCGTACATGGGATTATATGGTGCGCCGCTAGTTGGATACCCATGCACTTCTCTGTCTAAGTTTTCAACTTCTTCGTTAGACTTTTTGGCTACAAAAAAGTTTGATCCAAATGCCTCAAACAATTTTTTCTTATTGTCAAATACTGTAATAGTGTCTTTTGAACTGAATACAAATTTCTTTTGTTCAGTTAGCTTTAAAACTCCAACTTTGTTTTCGTCTTGTTCGACAATCCAAAATTTTCCGTCAACTACAGGCTTTGCATGAATCTCGGTCATTATACTTCCTTTTTATTTAGAACTTGCCATGTATAACTGGCTGCTGGATACTTAGCGTTTAACGGATCAGCATAACTTGATGCTTGATCTGAAACTTTCTGTAAATCGTAAAGTTGTGCAAATTTCAATAGTCTAATACCAACTTGTGTAACTTCTTTAGGTTTAATTCCATCAATAATAGTTTCAGTTATGATATTACGAATATCGGTAGGCTGTTGTGTAAGATCAATCAGTTTGCGGTTGCGTTCGTAATCTTCTAGTACTCGATGTTCGGAACCATTATGGTCAACCCAACGTTGCAACATGAGATTATTCCACGCGAACCCTTTATTGTCACGGTCTTTAAATGCTTCTTCTAATTTGTTTTTACGCACCTTAGGATAAGCACTAAACACGTTATCACTAGTATCGCCTCGAATACATTTTTCAAATAATAACCATTTAGGGTCTGGAACTACCTTAGCTTCTTTAGTTTTATTATCAACAACACGCTTGCCTTTTTTGTCAAAGATACCTTCATGTGTAATAGTGTGTTCCATTACACCATTATATTGTTTGACATTTGCGGCAATCAACTGTACAAAATCTGTGTCTGTTGAGATAATCACATGATCATCATTGGGATGACTTTGAATAAAACCTGCAATCAAATCATCAGCTTCAAGTCTTTGATTCTGTAATACTGTACAGTTAGTTTTTTCTGTAACGAAATCTTTAAATGCATCAAACGATTCCCAAAACAATGTTTCTTCTTCTTGTTCTTTTACAGTCTTAGCCGCACGAGCCGCGGCTCGTTGTGCTTTGTAAGGAGTGTAATAATCTTTGCGCCACGATCGACCTTCGAGACAGAAGACCACGTGTGTGCCTCCAAAGTCTTGCCAAGCCTTGCGGATACTGTTAAGGGTAATATGAAACGCCATGCCCAACTTGATGTCAGCGTCACCTTTAATGACGTGACGGGCACGGAAGAATGTGTTAGCAGTATCTACTAAAATATATGTCATGAAACTTCGCTTTTGTCTTCGGTTAACTTGCGGACATTGATATAACCAGCACCTCGATCAGTCATATCAACCCCTTCTTCGTTAGCTACGTCTTTGCACAGTCCTCTGAACCAACGATCTACAATTTCTTCGTCAGCATCACCATCAAATCCGTATCCAGCTTGTTTCAATTGTAACACAAAAAGGTCGTTCCAGTCAAGCTCAAAAAAGCCATTACGTACATTGTCTGGATTTACTTTGGTATCCAATACTGCTACATAAGGTTCGCCTTTGGCAGTAGCACGTTCCTTTGGACCTAGTTTGGCTAGTTCTTCTGCTTTTTGTGCGGCTTCTGCGGCAGTTGCGGCTTTGTTAGCTACTTGGATAGATTCTTCTGCTTGTTTTAATGCGGCTTCGGTTTTGGCTTTTATCTTATCAATGCCAAATAACTTTTCAATCCATTTATTCATCAGGTTCCCCATTCATTTTTAAATAAAGGCACTTGCAAACGATCACTGTATCGAAATCCGTGTTTCATTGCTAATAGTGCTACATTTTTGTTATTCATTGCGTAGACACTTTCTACTCCGCCCACTGGCATCAGATAAATGTGTCCTTTAAATCCCTGTTTACGATATGCGGCAATAGCACACTCTGCATCGGCAAAGTCTTGTTCTGTGGCAATAACAAACTTTAAGTATGCAGTACCAAACCATTCGTATTCGCATACAGTCTGCGGTTGAATAGCTTCGTCCCAAGATTCTCCGCTACATGGTAGTTTTGCACTTACACTAAAGGTAATCTCTCGATCCGTATTTGCCTTACGCCAGTTGTGCAAATAAGATCTAAATTCATCAGTTAATGGCTGAGTACCATTTGTTTCAAATGTAATTTCTTTAAGTCTACCCATACTAGCGTGATCTAACAATTCTGGATAAGCACGTTGCCAACCCAATAAAGGTTCGCCACCTGTAATAACAAGATGTTCCTCTTCCCAACGCTTGTGCGGAAGTATTTCCATAATACGATTTACAATACCATCACTTTCCATCATTGGACTTAGATTTTTAAAGTCTGGATGCCAACTGGCATAGCTGTCACAACCTGTACTGACTAACGGCAAATCTTCATATTTTGTAAACATATGAGCGACACTTGCAATTTCTTCAGCCTCTTGACTCAGCATGCCTCGACTCATGCCAAAGCCAGCACATTTAAAGTTGCATCCAAATGTACGCAAGAAAACAGACGGTACACCCATGTAACGTCCTTCACCTTGGATACTATAAAATAATTCAGCTATTTTTATTTTGCTCATTGTTTTTCCTAAATTCCTCTACATCTATTATAGCACTTTTTAATGTTTCTGCATAGTTCAAAGCACCTTGTCTTTTTAAACAAACAGTTGATTCGGTATCAATATAACCTTTGGTAAGCAAGGTCCACATATGATACCATCTCGTCTTAGACCAAAAGTTACTTTTAGTAGTAGTATAAATTGTTACCGAGACTTCATGGTCGTCTGCTTCAACCCATACATTATGCTCGTGCTCACTATCACCACACTCACAAGTAACACGATAGACTTTTGAGTCACCCCAATCGTTATGTTTTAAAATACCTTCTGCTGGTACTTGCACGTTCATCGTAACACCTCTAGCGTTGAAATTTTAGCAATTTTCTCACCAAAGTCCTCATCTTTGCCAATAATATAAACTTGATGATCATGCCTATCACTTTTACGATCATATCGAGTAAACTCTACAATCTTACCACCCACTGCACTGTACACTTTAAATTGAAGCGTGGGTTCGCTATCAATATGATTACGACCACTGATAGTACTGATAGCATTGCCACGAGTTATTTTAGGACTTGGGTAACAATCTTCTGGAACAGTCCGGCCAGCGTTTTCCCAATCTTCACGTATCCATTTAACAATCATTCTTTTAAAGAAGTTCATAAAGACATGATCCTTTCTAAGACTGCTTTCGCATCATCAAACTGACCACGAGCCAACTTATCTTCAATCTGAACTTCATAGTCATTACGAAGTTGACGAAGATACGGGCGCATTTGATATGTGGCATAAGGTTGTGTCCAACGGATAGTGT